TGATATATACACCAAAAAAATCAGGGAAAACAGAGCTAGGTTCACTTTTGGCAACTCTTATATTCTTTTTAGATAAAGAAAAATCAAAAGAAATTTATTCAATTGCTAGTGAACTTGAACAAGCAAAAATATTGCATAAAGTATTTATAACAATGCTGAAACAAGAACCAGAACTTTTAGAAATGGTACACATAACAAAGCAACCTCCAAAAGTAATAAAAGAAGATGGTGCATTTACCGATGAGTACGAAGCGTTATCAAGTACAGCAGATAGTAAGGATGGCAAGCGACCTAGTACAGTATTTATTGATGAGGGTCACTCACTAGTGTCAAAAAATCTATACCAAATTATGGTTGATGGGATGTCAGGTAGAAGAGAGCCTTTAGAAATTCACATGAGTACGGCTGGTTATTCTATGCAAAATTTCTTCTATCGTGATGTATATCAATATGCAAAAAAACTAAAAGATGGTGTATTAAAAGACGATACATTTTATCAAGTTATGTTTGAACCAACCGAGAAAGATTTAGAAGATGAAAACTACTGGAAAGACCCTAAGGTATGGGAGAGGGTCAACCCAAACATGGGTGTATCGCCGACTTACTCATACATGGAGGGGAAAGTATTACAAGCTGAGCAGTCAGAAGAGAGTCTAATATCCTTTAAAACCAAGCACATTAACGTATTTTGTGATAAGGTCGATATTTGGATAAAACACAGTACATGGACATCAAATCAATCAAAAATAGGCTTTACAAAACTAAAAGAGCTTAAAAATAAAAAATGCTACGGAGGGCTTGATTTATCTACAAATATAGACATTACAGCATTGGTGTTAATATTTTATGATGAAGCTACTGGATATGACGTAATCCCTTATTTTTGGATCCCTAAAGACAACATGAGAGAGAGAGTGAGACGTGATAAAGTTCCATACTTAGACTGGCACAAAGATAAATTAATAAAAGCAACTGAGGGTAATATCATAGATTACTCTTTTTTAGAGAGAGATATTAAAAGAGTTTGTGAGTTTTTCAATGTGCAAATGATAGGCTATGACAGATGGAACTCTAGCGACTTAGTAAGAAGACTTACAGACGATGAAGTAACCGACCTCATACCAATAGGACAGGGGATATCATTAACAGCATCTAATAAGCAAATAGAGACACTTGCAATTCAAGGAAAACTAAATCATGGGAATAATGATGTATTGAATTGGATGTGTTCTAATGTTGTAATTAATCTAGATTCTAATGATAACTATAAGATAGATAAACAGCGGTCGGTCGAAAAAGTTGATGGGATGGTCGCATTAAGTATGGCTCTTACTTTAGCTATGAAAGATGTTGAAGAAAAAGAAGAAGAGAATGTATATGAGGGTAGAGGATTGAGAATATTATAAACTATGATATACTTTTGCAGATTAAAAAAAGGATAAAGTATGAAAATGTTTAGATATCTATTGTTAAGCTTACTACTATTTAGTGGACTATTTGCACAAAATACCGCATATGACCAAGTACTAGAAAACGACTCATGGAAAGATAAAGTAAAAGTAAGATTAGTCGAAAATAACGATACAACTTACTCAACATCTCCAAACTTAGCGGATGGTGCAGGGAATCCGATATCATCATCCGCCAATGCTCTTTATACTCACGATTTTTTATTATTAGTAGCTGAAGGTAAAATACCAGGATATAGGATTGTTCAAAAGTTCGGTAAAAATCCAGCAGTCGGAACATCGGGATTCGATACTATTTGGAATGGTGGAGGCGAATATACAGGATTTAATGCCACAGAAGCTGAAATAGTAACTATAACATCAGACGATGCAGATGATAATAGTACGGGATTAGGGCTTAGAACTATAAGAATATACGGACTAGATGATAATGGAACAGAACAATTTGAAGATATAGAACTTGATGGATTAAACGATGTAAACTCCACAAAAGAATATTTAAGGCTAGACAGAGCTAAAGGATTAACCTCAGGCGGTGGAACTTTTGGAGCTAATCTTGGAAATGTAACAATAAAACAAAGCATTACAACAGCTAATGTTTTCGCAGTTATACCAATCGGATATAATTCAACAATGATAGCAGCATATACAATTCCAGCAGGTAAAAAAGGCTATATCATGACTCAGGCATCAGTTATAGCGAATAAACAAGCAGCAGCAGTAGCGGTTAGATTAAAAGCAAAGATACCTGGTAATTTGTTTACTGTAAACGGTGAAGCTGCATTAAACTCACAAGGTACTGGATTTATTGAGAGAAAATTTACAGCACCGGGACAACTTCCACCAATGACAGATATATACATAGAAGCCGAAGCAAGTGCAACAGTAGCAGTTGCAGCGTTTATTGATATATTATTGGTGGACATAGAAGAATAAAAATTATCGTATTTTAAAAAACTATGATACAATACACTTAATAAGTCGAGTAAAATCGCAACAAACAAAGAATCTGAAATTATGATTTAAAGGTTTAAAATTGAATCCTACTAAAGATATATTAATATTTTTCTTCATCGTTATGGTATGTGTTGCAATCTCCGCACTTGGCGTATACTTACTGAATGAAGAAGTATCTAAACTATATCTAGGATTCTCTCTTTCAGCAATCCCACTAATCGCAATTATATCAATAATCTATAGCCAAATGAGAACAAAATGAGTTTCTTTGGTGGAGTTTGGGAATCAGATTCTTCAAGCGATGACTTCCTAAAACTATTCAGCGGTGCAACAGAAACTTCAAGCGGTGTAAGAATTACAGCAGATTCAGCATTAAGAAATTCAGTAGTTTTTGCTTGTAATCGTGTATTAAGTGAATCAATTTCTAGTTTACCATTAGTGCTTTATAAAGAAGATGACAAAGGCAATAGAGCTAAAGCAAAAAACCATCCTTTATATAAATTACTAAATAGCAATCCAAACAAAGAAAATACCACTATGCAGTGGAGAGAAACTATGATAACCAATCTTAATTTAAGAGGTAATCATTTTACTCAAATAATCAGAAATAGAAAAAACGAAATAGTTTCACTATGGGGACTAGATACTGCAAGAATGACAGCTAAAAGACTTGAAAGCACTAAAGAAATTATCTTTATCTACAATACAGGAAATAAAGAAATAGCGTTTAAATTTGATGATATTTTAAACGTATCTGGATTGTCACTAGATGGAATTACGGGAATAAGCCCAATAGCTTACAATAGAGAGTCTTTAGGTGTATCAGTGGCATTAGAAGCTCATGCAGGTTCATTCTTTAAAAATAGTGCAAGCCCATCAGGTATTTTTTCAATAGAGGGCGAATTATCAGACGAAGCTTTTAAAAGAATGAAAGCTGATTTTGATACAAGCTGGACTGGCATGAAAAACAGCAATAAACCTATGGTACTAGAGGGTGGTGCAAAATTCCATCCTATTACTATGACAAATGTTGATTCTCAATTCTTAGAAGCTAGAAAGTTTCAAAAACAAGACATATCAGCTATTTTTAGAGTTCCATTACATATGATAAATGACCTTGAAAAAGCAAACTACAATAGCATAGAGCAATTATCACTAGGTTTCGTTATATATTCACTTACACCATCTCTGATAAGAATAGAACAATGTATGCAACGTGATCTATTAACTGAAAAAGAACGAGCAGATGGATATTACATCAAACATAACTTATCGGCATTATTAAGAGGTGATATTAAAGCAAGAGCCGAAATGTATGATAAGTTTACAAAAAATGGAATATTTACTATAAATGATGTTCTTAAACTTGAAGATATGAATGAAGTTGAAGAGGGTAATAAAAGATATATTCAAATGTCATATACAACAGTTGATAATATCAACGAAGGTAAAAATCTAAAACAAGAGGTAAAATCAAATGGATAATATTTTAAAAACTATGGGTATGTATCCATGGGCTATTCAAAGAGCAGAACTTGATAAAATAGTTGCAATAGCGAATAGAAGCAATGAGATTGAATCTTTAGCTGCAAAACAATCGGGAACTCTAAACAATGCTCACAAAGTAGAAATTAGAGACGGTATCGCAATTATTCCAGTTGTAGGATCAATCTTTAGATATGCAAATCTTTTTACATCGATAAGCGGTGCGACTTCTACTCAAATATTAAGCTTAGATTTTAATACAGCACTAAACGATAAAGAAGTAAAAGGAATTTTACTAAATATTGATTCTGGTGGTGGTCAAGCAAACGGAATAAGTGAGCTTTCATCAATGATATTTAATGCAAGAGGGATAAAACCCATTAAATCATATATCGGCGGAAGTGGTGCAAGTGCTGCTTATTGGATAGGAAGTTCAGCAGATGAAGTTATTATTAACGATACTGGTCTGGCTGGTTCAATCGGTGCTATGTTGTCATTTGATGATGATACAGAGAAAAAAGAAAAAGAGGGAATAGAAACTAAAAAGATTATATCTTCTGTTTCTCCTTTGAAAAATAGCGATAGTGAGCTTCAATCATTAGTGGACTCATTAGGTAATATCTTTGTTGAAAATGTAGCTAGAAATAGAGACACGACAATCGAAGATGTAAAATCAAATTATGGAAAAGGGGGGTTATTTGTTGGTCAAGAAGCAGTTAATGCAGGGTTAGCGGATAAGGTGGGAACTTTTGAAGAGGTATTGGCTTCTTTTGGAACAAGTAACCAAGAGTTTAATAGTGCAAAATTTAATGCACGACAAAGAGAAATTAATCTATTACAAGGAGATTTATAATGTTAAAAAAATTAATGGCAAAAAGAGCAACAGTAGTTGCAGATATGGGAACGCTAAACACTTTAGCACAAACAGAGGAGAGAAACTTCACAGCAGATGAACAAGCTCAATACGATGCACTAAATGCAGAGCAAGAGGGCTTAAAAACTCAAATTGTAAGAGCTGAAACACAAATTGCACTAGATTCTGAAATGAACACACCAACATCTACACCATTTCATGCACCAGTTGCAAGCAATGTAGTATCTGGTGAAATAGTTGATGATAAAGAGTTTAAAAACTTAGGTGAGTTTATGAACGCAGTAAAAGCTGGTGGAACTGATCCAAGATTAAATTTCGTTTCTGCACAATCAATGGGCAATGGTTCAGAAGGTGGATTTTTAGTACCTCAAAAATTTGGCGAAATGATTACAGCTTTTACACCAGAAATGTCATTTATCAGAGCAGGTGCAACGGTTATTCCAGGTGGCGAAAATCCAGATGCTGAGATATCGTTTCCAGCGTTAGACCAAAGTGGTGACAAAGGTGTTTATTCAGGTGTAGTTACTACATGGGTTGAAGAGGGTGCAGAAATTGATGAAACTTCATTTTCATTAAGAGAAATCAAAATGGCACCAAAAGCAGTTGCTGGATTTATTGCATTTTCTAATAAATTACTTAGAAATACGGCAGCAGCTTCTACACTTGGAACAATGCTATTGAGACAAGCAATTGCAAAAGCAGAAGAAGATGCATTTATTGGTGGTGATGGTGTTGGAAAACCTTTAGGTTTCTTAGGTCATGCTTCTGCAAAAGCTATAAATAGAGATACTGCCGATACGGTTAAATTTATTGATTTAGCAAAAATGGTACAAAATCACAAAGGTGATATGAAAGAGTGGGTTATATCTCAAACTTTATATTCAACTATTATAACAATAGTAGATGCTAACAATGGGTTAATTTTTACAAATGGGATTGATGGGGCATCCCCAATGATGTTAGGTTTTCCTGTTAGATGGTCAGAGAGAACTCCTACAATCGGGGTTAAGGGTGATATTATGCTACTTGACTTATCTTATTACTATATTAAAGATGGTTCAGGGATTGTTATTTCTGCAAGTGAACACGTTCAGTTTACAAAAGATAAAACTTTGTTTAAAGTAATTTCTAATGTAGATGGTCAATCGTCAATGAATACAACATTAAAACTAGAAAATGGCTCAACAGTATCACCTTTCGTGATTCTCGATGTACCATCAGCGTAAGGAGCTAAATTATGAACTTAATGAATGAAGAATTAGAAGTTGTAGCAGGTGTAGAACCGCAAGATGTAGGTACTGCTGATGTAACAGGTGATTATTTACCGATGGAGGGTGCAGACCAAGTTCTAGCTACTTTCACGACGGAAGCACTTACAACTGGTAAAATAGGAACAGTAGAGCTTTTACAAGCTACTGATTCAAGTGGTACTGGCGCAAAAGCACTAGCAACATCAGTAAGTGGAACATCAGTTGATAGTGGAGCCGTAACTGTATCAGTCGGTGTAAAAAGTGATGACTTTGATACAAATAATGATTTCAATCATTACGCTGTAAAAGTTACTATTGATGAAGCTGGAAAACTTGGTGCTGCTACAGTATCTCGTGGTCATTTAAGATATAGCGTTTAAGCTATATCTTTTATAAAGGAAAAACTATGAAAGTTACAATTTTAAATGAATATCATGACAAAGGGCTTAAAAGACTTGTTAAAGTTGGTGAAGTTCTTGATTTAGATGATGATAGAATCGAACAGCTTAAATCTATAGGTATTGACACTATGGATGCTGATGAAGATGAATTGTTAAGTGACGATTTGGATGACGATAGAATTAATACTCTAATAGAGTCTTATAGAGATGATAAAAACATCGTGGATGATTTAAAGTCAGATGATTTAAAAACTCTTTGTGATCATTTTGAAATCAACTACACAAACGTATCAGATGCAAAAGAGTCTCTAAAGATTCTAACAATAAGCTAAAAGAGTAAAAAATGAATTTAGTTCAAACAGTAGCACCAACAAACGAACCTTTAAGTTCAGCCGATGCAAAAACTTTCATGCACATACTAGAATCTGATGAAGATGATTTAATCACATCAATGACAGTAAGTGCGAGAGAATATGCAGAAAACTATACTAATAGACAGTTTGAACTTGCTACGTGGGAACTAATTACAGATCGTATATATTCAGGTTTAACGATTCCAAAAAGTCCAGTTACTGAAATCTCAAAAGTTGAGTATATGGATAGTGATGGAGTTTATCAAACTTTGAGTACAGATGATTATTACTCTTATGTCGAATATGGTGCAACTAAGCTTGAATTTAATAGTATCCCATCTTATAAAGATGATAAAAGGGCTATTAAAATCACGTTTATTGCAGGATATTCAGCAGTCCCATCATCTATAGTTTCTTATTTAAAAGTTCTAGTATCTACAATGTATGAAAATAGAGAGCAGTATATCGTGGGGGTGTCAGTTGAAACAATGGCTAATCCAGCGATACATAAAATGCTTGATATGTATAAGGTACAGACGATATGAGAGCTGGAAACCTAAGATTCAAAGCCATTATTCAAAAAGTAGGAACAGCTACCAACGAGTATGGCGAAGTTGAAGAGGGCGAATTTGAAACTTTTAAAACTGTTTGGTGTTCAATCACACCTATAAGTGGTAAAGAATCTTTTTTGTCTAATACTGATTTTTCAAAGACTACTCATAAGATTAGATTTAGATACATAGCTGGTGTAAATGCTTCAATGCGTTTATTATGGCAAGGTAGATATTTTAATTTTATGAATCCGAGAAATATTAGTGAGGGCTTTAAAGCTATTGAAACTTTAGCATGGGAAGATAACAATGGCTGATGGGATTAGTGGTAAAGTCGATTCAAAACAGCTTTTAAAAGCACTTGGGAAATTGCCTATTAACATTCAAAAAAATGTGATGGTGGGTTCTACAAGAGCAGGGGCTAAAGTTGTATCAGATGAAGCTAAAAGATTAGTTCCAGTTAGATTTGGTCGTTTGAGAAAAAGTATCGGATTGACTAAGCGAAAATCAAAAAGAGGTGAAGTTGAGTTTTCTGTAAGCCCTCGCAAGGGTGGAAAAAACGATGGTTTCTATGGTCGATTTATTGAACTTGGAACATCAAAAATGATTGCAAGACCTTTTTTAAGACCAGCACTCGAAAAATCAGTTGATGAAGTTTTAGTTGCTTCAAAAAAATATATTCAAGAGAGACTTCCAAAAGAAGTTGCAAAGGCTAAAAGATGAGCATTGAATCTGATTTATATACTCATTTAAAAAACGATAGTGGAGTTAGTGATTTAGTCGGTACGAGAATATATCCACTTATGGCACCTCAAAATGTCATTAATCCATACATTACTTATCAAGTCATAAGCGACAACAGTAAGCAGTGCATAGGTGGTAGCGTATATCAAAACGATACTAGGTTTCAACTTGACTGCTGGAGTACAAAATACACCGAAGTCAAGGCGATAAAAGAAGCTGTATTAAGTGCGTTAATAGGTTTTAAATCATCTTATGCGATAAGCAATATGGATGATTATGAATCAGATACATTACTTTATAGACAGTTGATAGATTTTAAATTAAAAGGATAAAATCATGGCATTACCAGTCACAGACGTACAAGGTACAAAACTCTATTTAGTAGCAACGGGTACAGATGTATCAGATGCAGCAGCAATTGTGATAGCAATAGCAGCAGGTAAACAGATAGGTTGTCTTCAAGCAATTGGAGATATTTCAATGACAAGAGCAGTTCAAGAATATAGCTGTATCAGTTCCGATGAAGTTTCTAAATCAGCAGGTTCAGTAAGTCTTGGTAATCAAGAACTATCAACTCTGTTTAATGCAGCCGATGCAGCAGGTCAAGAAGATTTAATCGCAATGTGGGATGATAAAGAAAGACGTATCCTAATTATTGAACTTGACGATCAAATTACACCAACAACAGGTAATCCAACATATATTACATATGAAATATTCCCATCGGGTGTAACTATCCCACTTGCAAAAGATGCAGCAGTCCTTTACAATCAAGTAGTTGAGATATCTAGCTTACCAGCGATGACACTAGCTACATAATATCAAAGCTGGGTTTTTTAGTTTCTCCCAGCCTCGATTGACAACAAAAAATATAACAAAAACTATAAAAAGAAGGTAAAAAACTATGAAAAATACAAGAGTAGATTTATTAAAATTATTAACTGTAAGAACTGAAAC